ATCGACCCGACCGCCAAAGAGTCCGCGAAGGAAACGAAGTCACGACCGCTCCCGTGGCAACGAAAAGGTTACGAGTATTACGACCAGATAGGCGAACTCCGTTACGCTATGAACTGGAAGTCCCAAGCGATTTCCAGGTTACGAGTCGTTCCGTCATTATCTTCCCGCACCGGTGGACCACCAATGCCATTAGACCAAGTCGAAGATATTGACGCTTTCGTTCTTGAAGCAAGCGAAGCCACGTTAGCGCGACTTGAAGGGAATGAAGGCGGGACTCAAGAACTAATGCGAGGCTTGTCACTCAACATTGCCATCGCCGGCGAAGCCTACTTAGTAGCCCGTCAACGAAACTATGTTGAGACGTGGACTATTGAGAGCGTGTTGGCCGTAGTTGTAGACGAACGAGGGCAACTGGCCATTAAACCGACGCCGTGGGCTAACGTAGACGAATATGAAAAACTAGAGAACGACAGTTTGGTCATACGGATAATGACTCGCCATCCTGCTTTCAGTGGCGTGCCTGACAGCGCGTTGCGTTCGGCTCTCGGTACTTGCGAAGATTTACTATTGCTAACCCAAATGGTTCGGGCCACGGCTAAGAGCCGGATGCCTAGTGGAGCATTGTTTATTCCAGAGGAAGCGTCGTTCGGTTCTCCCGACCCAACTACCGACGAAGGCAACGGTATGGAGGGCGAAGACGCGTTGACCAATGACCTGATTCTACATTTCACCACTCCCATCAGCGACCCGCAATCCGCAGCCGCGGTTGTGCCGTTCGTTATACGTATGGCACGTGATGACATTGCCGCCGTTAGATACGAAACATTCGACAGGGCTATTGACGAGCGCGCTCTGGCGTGGCGGGAAGAAGCCCGCAACGCATTGGCCGCGGCGGTTGATTTGCCAGCGGAAGTATTGACAGGGAAGAGCGACATCAACCACTGGACGGCTTGGGAGATTACCGAGGAGGCGTTCCGGCTTCACGTCGAGCCGGCGGCCATCAGTATTCTGGACGCGTTAACTATTGGTTACTTCCGGCCCGCTCTCGCTCAAATGGGAATAGAAAATCCCGGACTCTATCAACTTTGGTACGACAACGCCGACCTTGTATCCCACCCCGACGCTAAGAATCGTGTGCTTGATGCCTACGACAGAGCGGAAGTGTCTGGTGCTTACTTACGCAACACGCTCGCTATTCCAGAAGAAGCGATGCCGGACGACGAAGAAATCCAACGCCGGCTCGTGCTGCTGGAGGCTCTCGGCAAGACGCCGAAGCAGGGATTCCTTACGGACAACAGTCCGGCGGACGCAGATACGGTAGTCCCACAGCCACCACAGAACGCAATCACTGCGAGCGGTCATTCCAAATCCTCTTGGGACAAACTTTCAATCCGTCTTGGTCGTATCGAGCAATCTTTAACAGACCGTCTGTTGGTGACGATAGACGGAGAGATGCGCAAGACTTTGGAGCGTGCCGGGAATCGTATCCGTTCGGCCACCGCCAAAGACAAGACCGGAATGACCCGGAACACAATCGGGAACGTTCCCTCCATAAATATCGCACAAACACTTGGACCAGCGATGGTCAGTTCGCTCGGTTTAACCAACGAGGATTTATTAACAGAAGCGTTCGTCGGCTTGAAGGACCGATGGAATGCTTGGGTGGGTCAGGCGCAGAAAGAAGGACGGCGTGCCGTACGTAACCACTTACGTAAATCTATTACCGCAGCCGGAGACGAGGAGTTCTTCAATGAGGACGACTGGGAGGCGCGACAGGAGGAAGAAAGAAACGCTGGATGGTCACTGCTTCTGCTGTTACTTCTAAGACGAGCCGGCACCACGCTCTACGAGCCAACTGCGCCTACTCCCATCAGCGGGGAGTTCGATGGCCATTTAGTTCCCGCCGGTCTCATCAATCAAGCACTTCGCACTGCCGGTGGAGGAGTGACCGACGTACGAGGTCGTAATGGAATGTTCGCACCTGACACTGTGAGCGAAGGTATGGGCGGACTACTAAGCGGGAACGCTATGGACGAACTGCTCCAAGAAGCCGCCGGTGTTTCTTTCGACAATGGTTACATTTGGCTTTATGGCGACGCCAGTTCACGAGCAACACCGTTTGAGCCGCACGAAAATCTTGACGGACTGGAGTTCTCATCCTGGGAGGACGACGTTCTTGGAAATGATTTGGACTGGCCTCCGTATAGTCATTTCTTTCCCGGTGACCACGAGACCTGTCAATGTCAAGCCGCCAGAACGATTAGCGGCGACATAGGCGACGAGGTCAATATGACCGACGAACCGATTGAGTAATGACCCTTAATGTTGTATGATGTCAGCGAGGAAAATATGGCTTGGAAAATAACTATGGATGACGCGTGTGCCGAGGAAACTCCATACGCCGTTGTGGATTCGGTCACGGGCAATGTTGAAGGATGTTACGCCACCGAGAAGGATGCGCAGGCGGCCATAGTCGCTCTAGACGGTAAAGACAAAGCCGCAGCCGTAATCGTTACTCCGGTCGGCGCCGAGTATTTATTCCATTCCGTTCTAGCCGTCGAAGGAACTCCGACGAGCGATGGCCGGCTGCTCGAAATCGGTGGCGCTACTTGGAGAAATCCTCCGCTCCCGCTGATGGCTCAGATGGTCGCAACGGAAACAGGCGGGCACACCGGAAGCGTCTTGGTTGGTCGTATTGAACAGATTAAAGTTGAAGGCGACAAGATTATCGCCAACGGATTTATTGACCCGGAAACCGACGCCGGCCAACAGGTCTTAGAACTCTTACGTAGCCAAACATTGCGTTTCGTGAGCATTGACATTGGCAGCGCAGACATACAGCAAACCGAGGACCCGGAAGTACCGATGTTGTTTACGAGTTATGAAATAATGGGCGCAACCGTTGTCCCATTCCCGGCGTTAGCAGGAGCCGTCATATGGCTAGCCGACCACGAAGTACCGGTTGAAGCGGACGGCGTTAGCGTTGAAATCGTACCGGTGGAGGAAGATGTGATGGAAACTATAACTGCCGCAGCGCCACTGCTGCCTCCAAAGAAATGGTTCACGAATCCCGGCTTCGACCGATACACAAAATGGACCGTGTTGGACACCGGACAGGTCTTTGGACACTTGGCGCCGTGGGGAACTTGTCATACCGGATACAAAGGAACTTGCGTTACCCCGCCGAACAGCAAGACCGACTACGCCTACTTCGCCAGCGGTACTTGCCGAGTTTCGTGTGATTGCGACGACCACACGATGGAAGATGTTCGCACCGGAGTCGTAACGATGGACGGCGGTCACGCAGCCGGCGCTGCTACTGGGAACGCGGCCATTGCCCACTACGACAACACTTGTAAAGTCGTGGCGGATATAGCGGTAGGCGAAGATGCCTATGGAATCTGGATGGCCGGCGCACTGCGAAGCACAGTTACTGATGAGCAAGTACGAGCGTTGCGTGGTGGCGGTGGCTTGAGTGGCGACTGGAGGCCGTTTGGCGGCAACCTGGAACTGGTAGCGGCATTGAAGGTAAACGTGCCAGGGTTCCCGATTGTGGCCAGCACGAAGGTCCACGTTGAACCAGACGGTAGACAAACCTCATTAGTAGCGTCGTTTAAGGACCCATTGCCAACACCAGAAGATAACTTAGGCAAGATAGAGGAACGGTTAACGGCCTTGGAAACCGCCACAACCCGATTAGACAGTATTGCGGAACCACTTCGCCCGTTGGCAGCAGAACGTATTTGGCTAGGCCTTAACAAGTAAACTTTATCTATGACGACAGGTCGTAGTCTAAAAGACTTTGTTGACGGCGAAGGTTGTTGGGTTTGCGGACTACCGGAGCGGGAAGAAATAGACGAGGCGTTTCGTACCACTCCTCGCCTCGGTGCGGTTCCCATCGTCAAATGGTTAATAACCGAAAAGGGTTACAAGCCGGAAACCATCCCGACGAAGTCGTTGGAGGCGCACAAGCGTAACGGACACCATAGCCGATGACTGACTCAAAACCCTTAACCGATTATGTTGACGGCGAGGAAAGTGAAAAACTACGTATCAAGTTAACCGAATCCCGGCAACTGGTGACACGTCTACGCAAGTTGTTAAACGAAACCGACAAGGAAAAAGAACAGGCTCAACGGCTGGCCGGATTTATTGACCGACCCGTTAAGCCGCCTAAATGGTTGAAACCTAAAAAAAGGTTCACCAAACACCACGGAACAGTTTGCGCCGTGCTAAGCGACACGCACTTTGATGAAGTAGTGAACCTGGAGGAAATGGGCGGTGTCAATAAGTATTCCAGAGAAATAGCGGAGATACGTCTACGTAGATTTACCGAACGTGTTGTTACGATGGGCCAACAATACTTAACCGGGATTGAGTTAGACGGATGCGTGTTGTTCCTTGCCGGCGATATGGTTTCGGGAGAGATACACGACGAACTAACCCAAACCAACGAGGACACTGCGGCAGGGACAGCAGACCACTGGACTGACCAGTTGGCCGCGTGTCTTGAATCGCTGGTAGATGCTTACGGGAAACTTCACGTGGCCGGCGTTGTCGGGAACCACGGGCGGATGACGGAAAAGGGACGGTTCAAGCAACGGACTGCCGACAACTGGGACTGGGTTGTTTACCGTTCGTTAATGCGGCACTTTAGAAACGACACCAGGGTAACGTTCCAAGTAAGTCGTAACACAGACCAGTTAGTTGAAGTTCACAACACAAGATTTCTATTAACGCACGGCGACCAAAGTAGAGGTGGCGGTGCGTACAACGCTCTCCAGAAGTTAGCCGCTCAAAAACGTTATCAACACGACTTCGATATTCTCGTCGCGGGACATTACCACCAGTTGATTATGACACCCTCTCAAGGGTTGATTGTAAATGGTAGCCTGAAAGGTTGGTGCGAATACGCTAAGGTCAATAACTTCCAGCCGGAACCGGCGCAACAAGCCTGCTTCATAACAACACCGGAACACGGAGTGAGTTTTCAGGTGCCAATCTTTGTTGAAGATAAAGTAAACGAAAAATGGTAAACAAGATTAGACCACCAGCAACCGTTGAAGTTGGGCCGTACGTTTACAAGATTGGGTACGGCGATACGACTACTCGTAAACAACTCGGCGGCGACCACGGAGAAACAGACAGCAACGAACTGGTGATACGAATAGCCGAACGCGCGGCCGGTGTCGAACGAGAAACCACACTCCACGAACTGTTACACGCGTTAAGTGATGTCGCTGGTTTAGTTGAACAGTACGGAACCGAAACGGATGAACAGTGGTGCCGTCGCTTGGCACCTTGGTTGTTGGACACACTAAGACGTAACCCTAAACTGGTCGATTTTCTACTTAGATAAAAAGAAATATCCAGATTCCCTGTATAAACGTTACAAACAAAGGAATAAAATATCAAGATTTCCTGCGTTAGAACTTGTCTATACCACCGTAGAGTGTAAAGTTAACTTATGGAAATCACAAACCAAACAAAGGAGAACACAATGGAAGCAATCAAAAGCAATAAGCAAGTCATTGAAGCAACCGCAACCGAAACGTTAGAAATCTATGACTACCTAATCCGTAGCAACAAGGACCAGGACTTTCGCAAGAAAATGATTTCCGGGACCTACGGCATCAAGGCGGACGGTGAAGTATGCGAACTGTTCTTTGCCGTGGCCAAGAACCACAATCACAACCTAGGCGAACTCGTTTGGAGAGATGGTCGCTACAAGGTACGTAGCGTTCACGCAACAACAATAGTTGAGTGCTTGGAAGAAGCAATCAAAGAACTGAAAACCGAATACTTCGGTCGGTGGCACGATTTCTGTACGCAAACTGCGTGTGGGATTTAACTCAAACTCAAAGGAGCAACAATACAGCAGTTTGCGAATGTTACTCCACAGTACTTAACCTAACTTGTAGGTATTTGCGAGTTGGACCAACCTGCGTTGTTGGCAGAACGATGAATGTGAGGAAGCATCCAAACTGTTCGGTGGCAATACGCTTTACAAGATTACCGGAGGCATCTATTCGGCCACTCACCAAATGATTCGGGCGGTGTTGACGTATGTCCGTTAAGACAGGTCTATTCATTCCGGCTGACGACCTTCCTCCCCACGACAGGCAGTCTTGGTCAGTCGAGGGATTCGACAACGACACGCCGAACACGTTCCGGCGAATAGTCAACGGACGCGCCGCACGGCTATCACTGCCGCTACACGAAGTGGATATGGTAGTGAACTACACCGGCACCAGCGAGATGTGGGGCAATCCGTTGGAGGACGCAGTGGGGTCTCCAAACCGACTAGCCACGTTCCTGTTATTTGAGATGCTCGACGTACCGCCGGACGACGTAGACGAAATAGTAATCCTAGGAGATGTGCTCATCGTCGGCCAGCAGGACAACGATGGCCACTCAACGTCTCTATCTAAAGAAGCATTCGCCGGCTTGGACCGAATCTTGAAATCCCTAGACATTCAACCATTAACCAACGAGTAGAGGAGAAACGATGAGCCATTATTCAGTAGCAGTAGCAGTGGTAACGCACGACAACCCATCAAGGGCAGGGATAGACAACGAAGTCGCTATGGCGCTAGAACCGTACAACGAGGAAGGCAAATGGGGCAAACCGGGAAGTCATTGGGACTGGTGGGTTATCGGCGGACGGTGGGAGAACGAACTAATAGACAAAGTGACCGGCGAGTTCTGCGACTTCACCAGCGTAAAGAATATCGACTTCGAGCGGATGGCTTATGAGCAAGTTGTTCAGTTAAAGAAAAGGTACGCCGAGGCTAACCCATACGTTCTTTCTCGCAGGTCTTTAGAGGAAACCGAGGACGAGTACGTCCGCCGGTACTTCCTACCGTTCTACACGCACGCCTTCGTCGACCTCGACGGAGAGTGGCACGAACAAGGTCAGGTGGGATTCTTCGGCACAACCAGCGGAACGATGGAGGCTCCTGATTGGCAGCGGGACTGGAAGCGGATGTTCGACGCTCTGCCTGATTACGCTCAAGTCGTGATTGTTGATTGCCACGTCTAACGAAACTGGTTTGACTTCCGGGTTCCAGTCTGTCATTCTGTAACCTAGGATTAGCGACCACGGCTTAGTCGAGGCGCAGGACGTGTAGGCATAGCCACCGTCTCCGTTGGTCTGGACTTTATTGGAAGGCGTGAACACGCCACAGACTATTGGAGAAACAACTATGGACTTAAACGAAATCATTGGCGAGAGCCAAGACGTAACTGAACTAACCGACGAAGCCCTTGCCAGCACCGAAGAGGCATTGCTTGTTCTCTTTGACGACATTCGTGCCGGCAAAGTTGAGGACGTCCAAGTAGACGACACGGAGCGCCTCCGGGCGATTGCCGATGTTGTCCAAGGCGTTCGCGACGAAGCCGCCAAGCGTATTGTCGCTGCCGAGGCTCGTGCGATTGAGATTACCGAGATTGAGGCACTTGTACGACCAGTTGTCGAACAAGACCTTGACGAGGTTGTTGAGACTGAGGAAAAAGTTGTAGCCGAAGTGGCCGCCGCGATTATCGAAGACGAAGCCGAAGTAGTGTTGGAAGAAGCCATCGCCGAAGTAGAAGCGGAGTTGGCGCCAGCACTGGCATCGTCTCCGTCGCTTGCGGACCTGAGCGCACTGCGCCCAATGTCTGCGACTCCGGTTGTGACTTCGCCTCGCCAGGAGACTATTCGTAGTCTTACTGACGGACGGGAACTTGACATCCGTGCGTTTGCCGAACTGCTTATCGAGCGTCGTGAGGACTTCGGTGCTTACGAAGGCAACGGTGCCGAGCGTGTTCGTCTTGGGCGTCAAACCTTAGACTTAGGTACGGACCGCACACTGAGTCGCAATGACTCGACCGTGAGCAACACCGAGAAGATTGAAGCCGTAGTCGCTGGCGCAATGTCGCCGTCGTCTTGGACTGAGAGTCTCGTTGCTTCCGG